TCATCGCATTGTGTACGAATCTCTTGTAGGCGAGATTGAGCAGGGATTGCATCTTGATCACGTTTGCCGGGTAAAATGCTGTGTTAACCCGGCTCACCTGGAGCCAGTTACGCCGAGCGAGAACTATCGGCGCAGGCGCGTGAATGGACCGAGTTTCAAGGCGTTTGATGCTTCGATGCCGCCTCATGCGAAGCGTGGGCCCAAGTCGAGACCGAGACCTGAATTGTGGTTTGACAACTGGATTTCACATAGAATGCAGGCAATCGGGCTAAGCCAGCGTGAATTGGCGATTTGGCTTGGGGTGCCGGAAAAGAAGGTTCGGCGCTACATATACGGGAAGCGCAAGGTTCCGCCGTCGCTGGCGCTATTGCTGGAATACCTGTATGACCGTCCCGAAGCAATTCAGTGGTTCCGAGATCGGGCCGCGCGTAAAGCTCCACCGGATCAACAAGGGGACGGGTGATGGCTGACGACACTGAGTTCAAGTTCGGCACTTGGTACGATATTGAGAGCGCGCCGAAGGATGGAATTGAAGTGCTCGTTTATGATCCAGTTTATTCCAAAAAGGGTTTAATCTGCGTTGCGTCATGGATTGATGATGACACGCCGGGATTTCGCGACGCAGGCTGGTTTGACGTGATTGACGAAATCCCACTTCGTAATGTAACCCACTGGATGCCGCTTCCGCCTTCGCCCATCCCCACAAAGGCAACCGAAGTCTTCGTCGGTGGTCAGTGGTTCAGGCGCGATGATCTTATCGACGGAGATGGCGAGTGATCTCAAAGCACGAAATCCTCGCCGCGCGCCGGAGAGTCCGTGAGCGCAGGAAACGGCGGGAGCTGAGACAAGACATTCTCGACGCTGAGATGGAGGCCGTTCAAAGCTATGTTCGCGAGGTCGTGCTTCTCACCCAGCCAGCCGCAAGCAACAGGGTGCATTGATGACCCCCAAGGCCAAAGCTCTTTCCCGCATCCGCTACCGCAGGGAAAAGCGCCAGTGGCGAGAATGGCAGCGCAGGCTTAACACCCTTGCGCGCCGAGAAGCTGAAAAACATCACGACCCGCTCGGAGACGCACTTGGCCACTACGAGGCAACGCGGCCGTTCCGGGATGTCGTGTCACGGAGATTGCACTGAGCCATGCCAGCACCTAAAGGCAATAATCATGGATAAGTACCCGGCGAGCTTCAGGTACCTGCCATGTGATTTTAATGATGGGTCATCGGATAACAAGGTTATTTCAGAAGTCGGATGTCACATATACGAAGAACCGTTTGTGATCCTCCGTCCATCTGATTCCGCTCTCGGCCTGAATGCAAAGTGCACCAAAATATCAACGTCGATAAAGTTTGGCGAGATTTATGTCATATGGGCAATCGGAACGACATTGTACAAAATCGGCGTGTCAAAAAATTTCAATCGTAGATACCGCGATTTGACGGCAGCGTCGCCTCTTCCGCTTAGAGTTATGCATTATGCGCGCTGCGATCACCCGCATCTCCTTGAAGATCATTTTCATACCAAGTTTGCGCACAGACTTTTCAAAAATGAATGGTATTCTCTTGATGCTGACGACGTTGAATTTATGGCGAGGGTGTTTGACCGTTATTTTGAGAAGGCGGCGTTACCGATATGACGTTCACAAAAGGCAACCAGTTTTGGGAAGCCCGCAGTTCGCACGGACGCAATCCGACATTTAGCGATCCAGAGCAGCTTTGGGATGCGTGTGTCGAGTACTTCCAATGGGTTGTTGATAACCCGTTGAAGGGGGAAAAGTTGTTTTCTCACAATGGTACAATTGTTCGTGGGGAGTATTCAAAAATGCGAGCTATGACAATCGAAGGCTTGTGCAACTTCCTTGGCATAACAAGCAGGACGTGGCGCTCTTATCGAGATAGAGATGGTTTTCTTCCTATCATAGAGCGTGTCGAACAAGTGATGTACGATCAGAAGTTCGCTGGCGCTTCTGCTGAACTTTTGAACGCCAACATTATCGCGCGCGATCTTGGCTTGTCCGACAAGAGCGAACTGAGCGGAAAGAACGGCGAACCACTGTTTCAGCCGGTGATCAATGTCACGACAGCAAGCGATCCTGAATCTTCATCTTCATCATAAGCAGGCGCGCGCGTTCAACAGCACAGCAACGGAAATCCTTTACGGCGGCGCGGCGGGCGGCGGCAAAAGCCATTTGATACGGATCGCAGCCGTGATCTGGTGTTCGGAGATATCAGGGCTTCAGGTCTATCTATTCCGGCGCATCCATGAGGATTTGGTCCGCAACCATCTGGAGGGGCCAAAGGGCTTTCGCGAATTGCTTGGGCCTTGGGTTTCGGCGGGACTTGTTCGCATTGTTGAGGGGGAAATCCGCTTCTGGAATGGCAGCAAAATCTACCTCTGCCACTGCCAGCACGACAAGGACCGCTTCAAATATCAGGGCGCTGAAATTCACGTCCTGCTGATCGACGAGCTAACGCACTTTAGCGAAGTGATCTACCGTTTCTTGCGCAATCGTGTCCGCGCAGTCGGCATCAGGGTTCCTGAAAAATACCAGGATTGTTTCCCGCGCATTGTCTGCGGCTCCAACCCCGGCAACATCGGGCACCAATGGGTCAAGACCTCGTTTGTAGATAACGCCGAAGACATGGCGATCCGGCGCATGAGCGCGAGCGAAGGCGGCATGAAGCGCCAGTTCATTCGCGCGCAGCTCGAAGACAACCCGTCGATGCAGGAAGACGATCCAAGCTACGAGATGCGTCTTGAGGGGATTGGCACCGAGGCGCAGGTCAAGGCGATGCGCTGGGGTGACTGGGAGATCATCGAGGGCGCGTTCTTCGACAATTTCAATGAACGCCGCCACGTTCTGCGCCCCGTTGAGTTGCCCGATCATTGGCTGAGGTTTCGCGCGGCGGACTGGGGCAGCGCCAAGCCGTTTTCGGTCGGCTGGTATGCCGTCGCATCCGATGACTGGCAGCATCCAGACGGGCAAGTTGTTCCGCGCGGCGCGCTCGTTCGCTACCGCGAATGGTACGGCGTTCATGAGAACCCGGATGGCACCTTCCAGCCGGATGTCGGCGTGAAGATGACCGCTGAGCAAGTGGCGAAGGGCATTCTGGATCGCGAAGCCCGCGACGAGAAAATCAGTCACGGCGTTATTGACCCAGCAGCGTTTCAGGTGATTAGCGGCCCGTCGATTGGCGAGACGATGGCGATGCGAGGTGTTCACTTCCACGCAGCGGACAACCGGCGTGTTGCAACGCGCGGTGCAATGGGCGGCTGGGATCAAGTTAGAACGCGACTGGACGGCGACGCCGAGGGCCGTCCGATGCTGTTCCTGTTCAAGACCTGCAAACACGCGATCCGCACGCTCCCGGCCGTTCAGCACGACGAGAACAGGCCCGAAGATGTCATGACGGACAGCGAAGATCACGCGGTCGATGAAATCCGCTACGCCTGCATGTCGCGCCCTTGGATTGCGCCCGCACCGCAGGATCGCACAGACAATACATCGGATTATTCGCACTATGAGAAACACGACGCTGATGAATGGCGGGTGATATAGATGGCCATGACGGAGGGCTATCAGCCGATCCAGGACTTCTCGAACTACGGCGAGCGCTACACTGAGCAGGAGGCTGCTCAAATCTCGCTGATCTCGGGGAAACTCCCGATTGAGAATATCCCGGATGGCGGCGAACAGCAGGAAGAGCTGGCACAGCGTCTGCCTGCAGACCGCCTGCACAAGATGTATGAGGCGTGGGAGCACGCCAAGGACGATGAAATCCACGAACAGTGGAAGGCATCGCGCTATTACCACTCGAAGCAGTGGACAGATGCCGAGGTTCGCGAACTCAAGCGGCGCGGCCAGCCGGTTACGACCAAGAACCGCATCAAGCGCAAGGTTGACTTCCTTGTCGGCGTTGAACAGCGGCTTCGTCGCGATCCGAAAGCCTATCCCCGCACGCCTAACGGCGATCAGGCCGCGCATGTCGCAACGGCCAGCCTGCGCCACGTGGAAGATAACACGAACTGGGATGCGATTGCATCAATGGCGACGCGCGACGCGCTCATTCGCGGGATCGGCGTCACATGGCAGGGCATCAAGATCGTTGGCGGCAAGGGCGAGGTCCGCAAGCACTGGGTTCCGGCTGATCGGTTCTTCTACGATCCGCGTTCTGAGCAGTTCGACTTCTCGGATGCGCGCTACCTTGGCGAATGGCAATGGCTGGACATTGACGAAGCCGTTGAGATGCTGCCTTGGGCGGCGGACAAGATCGAAGAGCTTGCCTCGTCGGGCCAGCAGGAAGGCGCTCTGTCAACGCTGCCGCAGGAGTTCGACAAGGACAAGAACTGGCACACCTGGATCGACTACAAGCAGCGCCGCATCCGCCTCGTTCTGATCTGGTACAAGTACCGTGGCAACTGGATGTTCGATTATCTCGTTGGCCCGATCTCGCTTTGCCCCGACGATTACGACTGCAAGTCGCCCTACACGGCGGAAGACAGCCCGACCGATCATCCCTATCGCGCTTGGTCGCCCTACATTGACGAGCGCGGCGACCGCTACGGCGTCGTGCGCGACATGATCCCCATTCAGGACGAGATCAACAAGCGCACGTCGAAAATGCTCTACATGCTCACGGTCAAGCAGTTCATGGGCGAAAAGGGTGCGGTCGATGATGTGGACCGCTTCAAGCGCGAAATGGCGCGGCCTGACGGCTATCTGGAGTTCAAC